TTCCAAGAATATCATTAGATCTAATAGTAGGAAATCTTAAGTCACCCAAAACATCAAAATGAGTTACTATACCAGTTGCACCATCAGTTCCTATTGCAACTGCAGTGGTTCCTACTCCTGCTACAAATAACTTATTAGAACTAATACCAACATTATAAGTTCCTTCAATATTTGAAGATGTTGTTGATAATCCAGTTACATTAATAAGATCATTATTAATCCACTGAATTGGTTCATCTGCTATTGTTGTATATTGACCTTTTTGAGGACCAGGATAAATCTCAACACCTGTTATAGTGCTAGTAGCAACACTCACACTATCAATAGATTTACCTACAAGTAGATTAACTTGAGCCGCAACTCCAGCACCACTAGTCCCTTCATTGTTGAATACTACTTTATTACCTATTCTATAATTTTTTCCACCTGTTATAATTCCTACACTTTCAATTTTTCCTGGTTGAGTTCCTTTTATATCAATTGTTTGTAATAAACTATCTGGAATAGGTATATAAGGATATCTAGTATCACCTTCTATTAAATTATATGGTGTAGTATTTCTATACCAATTATCTTCTTCTAAAAGATAATCATCCTGATTAGAATATTGTGTAAAGTTAAATGGATCAGGTGATGATTGATAACTATCACCTAAAAGATATGGGAAAGTTGGTAATTTATAACTATTAAATTGACCACCCTGTTCAGCACCAGAATTGCTAAGAGTTGCAAAATAAGCATAAACTCCATTAGGGTATTGTGGTGTTATACAAAATCTTCCATTATTCTCATCTAAGAAAGTCTCATCTGTTTTTTCTTTGAATGTATAATCTTCAGCAAAGAATCCTGGACCAAATACTGTTAAAGGTGGTCTATTTTCTTTAAGAGCTGCTTCTTCAACATATCCAGATTTCATCTGAACTACAGATCCACCTTCTCTTTTGATATATCCATAAGGACCATAAATTGGATTTCCATCATATGCCCATCCAATAATTGGAGAATGATCTGAAGACTCAACTTCTTGACCATTAACCCTCTTTAAATCAGGTTGTCCATATAATGAAGTTCCCTCTTGATTAGTAGCATATAAACCTTCTCTTAGTTTTCTAGGAGCATAGAGATGAGTATATTGCAGACCATATTTCTTGTTTAATCCATTTACAATAATACCATCATCTGATGTTACCTGTTCTCCTTGATAATATTTTTCAAATAAATTAATAGTCCATTGTTGAACATTAGGACGAAGTTTTACTCCTTCACCAGGTGAAAGAACATCTATGGATATAGCATCTTTTGTATATCCAATACCTTTTTGTAAAACTTTAACTTCTTCTAAAAGATATGTGGCACTTGTTCCAATTCCAACAGTTTTAAGAACAGGAGTTAATACTGCACCAGATCCATCACCATTTATTTGAAGATTTGGTGGAGCAATATAATCTTTACCTTTATTTTCTACAATAACTTCAGTAATAGATCCATTATGCACAATAGGTGTTAACTGAGCATTAGTACCAGAAGATAAACTTACATCTGGTTGCCTATTAAAGTTAATAACTTCTGAGGATCCATATCCAACACCTTTATCAGCAAGGTGAATTGATGTTACTTCTCCTCTAAAGATTGGTTGAACTTTAGCTTCAAAAGTATCTACACCTACAGATGCTACACCAACACTACCAGTTATAGTTACAGCAATCTCAGGATAATTGAATTGATGTGTTCCAACACCAATACTATCTAATGGACGATATTGTTTTGTTCTATAATAAAAATCACTAGCAGTAGTTCCAACACCAACACTTGTTAATTTAAAATTATCTTTATTAACGAAACAAACATAATAATCAGTGGCAGTTGTTAATCCAGTAATAGGAGTTCCTGTGCATGTATAATTGATAATTTCACCATCTTTATAATCGTGATTTACAATCTCTATTTGATTTAAGGATGTAGTAACACCTGCAGGTTGGAGTGTTCTCTTTTTATTCTCATAATCTGCTCCAGAGTTGATTACATTAATAGATTCAATTATTGATTTTTTACTAACAGCTTTTATAAATTGTGTGCCTGAACCACGAGAGGTTAAAACAACTGTATTGATTCCTGCAAGAGCACCAGCCTCTGTTGTATGAAGTCTTATTGTAGTGCCTCCAGAACCGACTACAGAGGCATGGTAACTAGCACTAGTAGTCAAACCACCCACTGACTCTTGATTGTCAGTTACATAGATAATTTGCTCACCATTAGCAAATTTGTGATAAGTGCTAAATCCAATTGTGGAAGGTAAAGTTCCTGTTGTTCCTAATCCTACTTTTTCTGAAGAGGCAGTAAAAGGAATGGAATGATCCACAGACTGCATGTTTATTTCAGCAAAAGCATCTTGTCCATTTCCACCCGTAATTTTTATTGTAGGTTTCTGTTCGTATCCAAAACCAGGATCTATAATTCTAATACTTTTTAATGATCCCTTGACAGCAACAAATCCTGTAGCACCTGTTCCTACATTATCAGTTATTTTGGTAATAGGTGGATTGATTACATCATAGTTTGATCCTGGAGCAAGAACATCTATACTTTGTAATTGTCCATAATAAACTTTTTCATAAGATTTATAATTTAAAATTTCTACACCATTAACCAAAATACCAGTAGATCCAGGAGTAGTTTCAGAAACTGTTCCTGTATCGATTGGTGGTGTAATTACTCTTGCTAATTTTTGTGATTGAAGAGTTTCACCATTAAAACTGAAAGGTTCAATTCTATTATCTGTAGCAACACCTGTTCTTGTACCATCATTATCAAGGTTTATAAAGTTTCCATTATAAAGATCTGGTCTACTTTTTGATAATTTAATTTTATTAGCATCTACCCTTTTAACGAAATAAAGACCCTCATCTGCTAAAGATGATTTAATAACAAAATTATCAAGTTGAGTCCCACTAGTAGGGTCTACATACACATCATTAACTATCTGTGGTGTATAGTAAACAGCATCTCCAGTATAGAATCCATGATCAAAAATAGGAACACCAACAGGAGTAGTAGCATCAGCAATTATATCCCAAGTATCTCCACTAAAGTTTCCATTAAATATAATTCTATTTGCATTCACACCAAGAGATGATGAATCATATGATGGAATAGATGGAGATGTAATTAATAATTTTTCTGTTTTTCTTTCTTTATAAACATTTTGAACATCTGAAGAAAATCTTGCAGCTTCGGGGAAGTTAAGTGCATTTGCTTTAGATAGTTTTCTTTCAATTACATATGGATTACTATCCATATTTGTAGTAATATCAATTTCACCTTGCTCTTTCATAATGAAAGATTTAGCAGAAGTGATTTGACTTATAATAGAAGCAGGAAAAGAAGTATTTTCTCCTTGAGATCTAGAAATAACAGCTCTATCACCAGTTTTAAATTCATGATCAACATCAGTAAAGACTTCATATGTAAAGTCTGAAACGTCAATCAAAAGCAAATCCTTAACTTTATAAGTTGGTGAAACATTATATGACCAACCACTCAATTTATACCCAGTATCGCCAATTCCTAACGTTTTAATTTTTATATCATCACCACTTCCATAAAGACAATTAGCATCTGAATACTCAACACTATTAATAACACTAGTAATTCTTACTTCAATAGTTTCATCTGGATCAAGAACAGAACTTCCATATGCAAATGTATTAACACCAACTATTGCTGCACTATCAATAGTTTTACCAATTCCACTTAATCCAAAAAATTGAGTTAAATTCTTAGAAGTATATGAACTTATTCCTACAGTATTATCACTATATCTAAAATGTAATTGACCTTCCGTTGCAAATCCAACCGTTGAGTCAACATCAAAGATAGTAGAACCTGCTGAAATTCCACCAACTACTCTAGTTCTTGGTGAAACCTCAAATGTACCATAAGTAGCACCTTCTACCCTTGAGTCTCTGTTATATCCAGCATCTACACTAAACTTATAATAAGTTTCTCCAACACCAACAGCAATTTTTTCTACATGAGTTATAGGAGCATATGCTTTATCAATATTATCACCATATTCATCTTGAAACAAAGTAGATAATTCCAAATTCATGGGATCACCTTCAATGGATTGAACTACAAAATCTTTAGTAACTTTGTAGTTAGCATTGGATGGAGTAAAGAGAAAATCACGAGGTCTTATAATATTAACATTCTCATTATATAAAGATTTGAATAAAATTTCAAAACCTCTATCTGTTCCTTTACTTAAATAGAAATCTTTTGATTGTTTTATAAAAACTTCTTGATCCAAATCAGGAGTAAGTTGCCTTCCTTCTAAACCTGGTGTAATTTGATATTTTGTTTTCTTTAAAAATTCTTTAAGGAACAAACAACTTAAATTTTCTATTGTAGATCCTTTAGCATGTTCATCAGCTTCTGTAGTTTCAAAAACTAACTCATCAGAACTGGTAGCACTCTTATAAGAGGTAATACCACTAAATCCCCTAATACAACCAGTAAATCCAAAAGTAGTTATTCCAGTATATGTAATAATCTCATCATTAATTTTCAACAATCCATAAGAATCTGGAAAACCCAGAGTTCCTGTAGGAAAGTTCTGCATATCAACATCAATCGCATCACTAGAGATACCAACTGTTGCTCCCAATCCAACAGAGTATGTAAGATTTGTAAGATTATCTACTTTTACATATTGATCAATATTTTGAACCAAATCAATTGGTCCACCTTCATATTCCTGTCCTTGATAATAAGATTTTAAAAATTCAGCAACTAATGGATAATCCGACTTTACATATCCAGGTAATTGGTTCTGGACAATGTTATTAAACTGTACTCTTTTTGTTGTCATTTTATAGTCTTTCTATCTTAGTAGGATGAAGCTGCTGATGTAGATGATGTAGAACTACCACCTGTTGTAGTAGTTGTAGTTGATGTGCTTGGAACTGAGGTTGTCCGTGTAGTTGTTTGTGTATTACGTCCACCAGAACGAACTAAATTACCATTAGCATAACTGGTAGATGTAATGTAATTAGAACCAGAAGGATCTAATCCTGAAGATATTTCATCAACTACGGTTTCAAACGTGCTGTTATTAATATCTAGTTGCAAATAAAGATCCTGTAATCCAATGACATCATTAGACATGGGACATGCAGAAATTTCAATAACAGTTTGACCATCTTTAATCATTCCAGATTGGATATTAACTGGGTTGATAGTAATAATTCCTTCCTTATAGTTAATGGTTCCAATGTTTCTTCTAACAATAGTAGGAGATTGGGATGCCTCTGATGGAACAGTGAATAAAAATAGTGATCCAGTAATTCTATTTGTGTTGGGAATATCGGATATATAGACATCATCCATAATTCCAGCAATTCTAAATGCTGATGATTTAATGTTATATCCACTCATACTCTTAATATGAAACTCATTACCAAAACCAATTTGGTATTCAGCAAATGCATTTAATACTGCTCTTATATCTCTTCTTATATAAATGGTCGTAATATTAGATGTAATCGATTCATTACTTTGATCAATAATATTTAAAAACTTACTATACTTAAATCTAGCACCATATTTGTTCATTTCTGATGATTCTGCATACTTAGTAGAATTGCTTTGTACAACAGAGGATACATATGCTGCAGAAGGAGCAAGATTACTGTTATAATAGATTTTTGAGTTAACTTCAATATAAAGATACTTCAAATCAAGTATTTCTGGGATAATTCCTGCCACCGCATACTTCTTTAACTTTAATTTGATCTGCTCTTTTATCAAATTGGGTAAAAAGTCACCAGTTTTGGGTTTTATGCTAATAAACACCTTTCCAAACTGAGGAGGAATCAAATCTTCACCACCAAAAACTGAAATTGACTCAGTTTCGGGATAAATTCTTGATGGAATCAAAGATTCATAGTCATTTGACGTAACTGCTCTGTTTTGAGACGAATAAATCCTTGGAGCAAACTTTCTAACAGACTCTACAGACTCAATTGTCTCTCCACCCGATGCAGTTAACCCAGTTGTCATTAAAGAGATGCCAGAACTAATTGTATATGACTGAGCATTACGTGTATATTGAATTCTACCTGCAAAATTGAATGAATTTAACCCATTTGCAGCATCTCCACTAGAAGTAATGTAATCTATTGTAATAAAATTACCATCATCGAGTTTTTTTCCAAAAATTCCGTCTCCAAAGAATATTTGATATCTCTCATCTTCAATTTCTTGTAAATAATAAACTTTTGACTCAGATTTTACGTCAAAAAGACTATTTTGTGAACTATATTTGGTTTCTGTAGTAGATGCTTCGTTCGGTCTTACAGAAACGGTCATTAAATCAGTATCAACACCAATATTTGGCATTATAAATTTCTGATTTGGAACTCTTGACGAATATGTGAAGGTTTGAGTTAAAAGTGTTCCTTCAAAAACCTCAATATCGTTAAATTCTGCAATTCCATTTAAAACTGGGACTGTAATATCAGATAAAATTGAAAAAACAAAGGATGATCCACCAAATGGACTTGAAGATGCTGCCACAGGACCCTTCTTAAGAGTCAAAGAAGCAGGTGAAGGTGTAATTCCCTCTGTATTCACAAAGAAGGACACCGTTGCCCTTGCTGCTTGCCTTGGACGAGGGACGTAACCTATGTTTCTAGCTAAAGATATGACGTTTTCTCTTAATGTAGCAGTATCAATGAACACCTCATTGGTGATCATGTTCGCATTGTATGATGTAATGTAGGTATTATATGCCAGAACGTCCAAAATCGTTGAAAGGTTAGACCCTTCAAAGTCATAATCGGTAAAATTAGAGTTTGATTTTAGATAATCTTGTAAAGTTATCTTAACTTGGTCAAAATCCAAGTTACTAAAGTTAGCTAATGGCATTTTTATCTACTTGATTGCAAAACGAATTGTAATTCTTGTGCTGGAATGTTCCTTCCTATGATCTCATATGTTATAGTTAGATCAAAACTGTTGTTTTCAAAGTTTGGATCTGCTAGTACGTCGATCAATTGCACTCTATCTTCATAAGTTTCTATAGACTCACGTATTTCATCTACAATAATAGTGGCAGTGATCTCATCTATGTTGTCAAAAAGAGATTCACTGATCCTTGATCCAAAGGATGCATTAAAAAACTTCTCTCCTGGTAATGTAAATACAATGTTTCGTATAGAACGTGCAATTGCATTCTCATTTTTGAGTGCAATAAGGTCATCATTCAGTGGATTAGACTGAAATGTCATGCTAATATCTTTAAATCCTTGACTAACTCGTTCTAGAGGCACACTAATAGAGCAATTATTGTTTATTTATTAAGGATTGTTTACAACTATTCTGTAAGGGTTAACGAATCTACTTCATAATCCAATCCATCTTCCTCAAAATCCCCAAAAATCTCACTTTGAACTACATTATCATGTTTTTTAGGTGTAAGACGGTCATAAGATACCTCTCTTAACATTTTTTTCTTG